AGAATAAATGGCAAATACTTTTAAGGTAGTGACCTTTGCAGCAGAACCTAATTCAGCTGGTACGCCATACACAGTGTATACAACACCTTCAAGTACAACTACAGTTGTAATTGGTTTGGTATTAGCTAATATACATACATCTGCAGTTACAGCAGAAGTAGAATTAGTCAGTGATACATCTGGTGGTGGTAGAGCAGCTACAAATGGAACATCATTTTTAGTTAAAGATGTAAATATTCCTGCAGGTAGTTCACTTGAAATCTTATCAGGTGGTAAAGTTATTTTAGAAACAACTGATGCATTAAGAATAGATTGCTCAGTTGCAGATAAAATATCAGGCACACTGTCAATAATGGAGATAACATAATATGCCTTACATTGGTCAAGTTCCTTCACCGAAGGCACTAACAGCTTCAGATATAGCTGACGATTTAATTACGTCTGCTAAATTAAACTATAGTGAATCTACACTTACAGATCAAGCTACAGTGACTTGGGATGCATCAACACAAGATGTTTGTAAATTAACTTTAGGTGGTAATAGAACATTAGCTGCTCCTACTAATAATACCACTGGTCAATTTATATCTATACTTGTAATACAAGATGGAACAGGTTCAAGAACCTTAACATGGAATGCTGTATTTGAATTTGCCTCAGATACTGCACCTACATTAACAACAACAGCTAGCAAGGGAGATGTTTTTGTTTTCAGATACAACGGATCTAAATGGTTAGAAGTTGGTAGAAATCAAAATTTAACATTATCATAATATGTACGCATTAGTAGTAGACAATTCAGTAACTAGAGTTTTTCCTGGTCCAAAAGGATTTGAACATAATGGAAATCAATACGCACCAGATATATTTTATAAATGGTCTAAAGCAGAAAAAGAAGCTATAGGTCTTTATGAAGTTGAAACTGATAGCACAAATTATAAAGATGAAAATTGGTATATTAATACTAATGAATCTTTTACATTTGGTAGTGGTAAAGTAACTAGATCATGGGGTACAGCTACAGCTAAAAATTATGCAGATAGTTTATACACTAATAAAGATAAAACAGATGGTAAAATACCAGAAGGTAAAGATGTAGGTGACGTTGCAGTTGAAGGATTAAAAACAATATTAATTAGAACACTTAAGCAACAAGCTGCAGTAGAGTTACAAAATACAGATTGGTATGTAATTAGAAAAGCAGATGCAGGAACAGCTATACCTAATTCAATATCTACTCATAGAACAGCTGTTAGAACTAAATGTGCTGAAATGGAAACAGCTATTACAAATGCTGTAGATACACCAGCTTTAGAAACTTTGTACACATACACAAAACAAGAGGATGGATCTGTAACTAGACCATTAGGTGAACTTCCAAGATTGGAGGATTAATGCCTATAAATAGTTTTCTGTATCCAGGTGCTAAATTTATACCAGGTTATGAAGTAGCTAACTCATTAAGATTTAATTATGATAGTTCAGATTATTTAAATAAAACTTTAGGCACAGCAACCAATAGAAAAATATTCACAATAAGCATGTGGGTTAAAAGATCAGAATTATATGGTGTTAATTCAGAAACAAAGTATTTAATGTCTGCTGGAAATAATGCTTCCACAAACATAGATGAATTTTATTTTAGACATGATACTTTAGATTTTAGTGGTTATGAAAGTAGCACAACAGAATTTCAATTAAGAACAAATCAACTTTTTAGGGATGTATCTTCTTGGTATCACATTGTGGTAGCTTATGATTCAACACAAGGAACAGCATCTAATAGAATTAAGATGTATGCCAATGGATCTCAGATTACAAGTTTTTCAACAGAAACGTATCCAGATCAAAATCATGAACCACTATTTAACAGTAATATTGCACATGAGATAGGTAGAAATACAGATGCAAGATATTTTGATGGCTACATAACAGAGGTAGTTTTTATAGATGGTCAAGCACTAGACCCAACATCATTTGGAGAGTTTGACGAAGATAGCCCTAATATTTGGAAACCTAAAAATGTATCTGGTTTAACTTTTGGCACAAATGGATTTTATTTAGATTTTGAAAATGCTAGTAGTTTAGGTGCAGATGTATCAGGAAACTCTAATAACTTTACTGTTAATAATTTAACAAGTGTAGATCAATCTACAGATACTTGCACAAATAATTTTGCAACATTAAATCCTTTACATAGAGGAACACATTTAAGTGATGCAACTTTTTCAGAGGGTAATCTAAAACATCAAGGAACAGCATCAGGTGGTAATTATCCATATAGTTTTAGCACTTTAGCTGCATCTCAGGGAAAATGGTATGCAGAATTTAAGGTAGCATCTGATCCTAGTACAACTATGATAGGTATTGCATCAGGTATATCAGACAGTTTTTTAGGTGGAACAGGATCAGCTAAAGGTTATGCGTTATATGGAAATAGTGGAAATTTATTTACATCAGGTTCAGGTTCAAGTTATGGTAGTAGTTTAAGTGTTGGTGATATACTTGGAGTTGCTATGGATTTAGATAATAATAAATTATATTTTAGTAAAAATGGAACATTTCACAATAGTGGCGACCCAACATCAGGCTCAACAGGGACAGGGGCAGTTTCTATAACCGCACCAGCAAGTAATGGTACAGGAGTTTATCATTTTGCTTGTGGAAAAGCTGGTTCAGCCACAACATCAATAGAAGCAAATTTTGGTTCTCCATCTTTCTCAATCTCATCAGGTAACTCAGATGCTAATGGATATGGAAATTTTGAATACGCAGTGCCTAGTGGTTACTATTCGTTAAATTCTAAAAACCTAGCGGAGTTTGGATAATGGCTTATACAACTATAGACGACCCAACAAAATTTTTTAACACTCTTCTTTATGCAGGTAATAGTTCAGCAGACCATTCAATAACAGGTGTGGGGTTTCAACCAGATTGGGTTTGGATAAGAGAAAGAGATGCTAGTAATCATCATATTTATGTTGATGCTGTTAGAGGTGCAACAAAATATCTTCTTGGTAATGATGCACAAGCAGAAGTAACATCTTCAAATTATGTTTCTTCTTTAGATAGTGATGGATTTACTCTTGGTAGTGATCCAGGAGTAAATAGAGGTAGCATGGTAGCATGGAACTGGTTAGCTGGTGGATCTGCATCATCAAACTCAAATGGAAGCATAACAAGTTCTGTATCTGTTAATACTACTGCTGGATTTAGTATTGTCTCTTATACAGGTAATAGCACTTCTGGTGCAACAGTAGGTCATGGACTTAGTTCAGCACCTAAATTTGTCATTGGCAAAGCTAGAAATACAGGTGGAGAAGATTGGTTTACAGGAAATGCAAGTAGTGGATTTAATAAATATATAAAAATTAATAGCGACCATGCAGCACAAACTTTTTCTGGTGTTTTTAATGATACAGCACCTAGTTCTACTGTTGTAACTCTTGGTAATAATGGAATAGCAAATTCTAGCTCATATAATTATATTATGTATTGTTTTTCAGAAGTTAAAGGATATTCTAAAATTGGAGGCTACACAGGAAATGGAAATGCTGATGGAATATTTGTTTACACTGGTTTTAGACCAGCTTGGGTTATAATTAAAAAATCATCTGGCACAAATGAATGGGCTATTTGGGATAACAAACGATCAACATTTAATGTTACAGATGATATTATTTACGCAAATTTAACCAATACAGAAGCTTCCAATAATTCAAATGGTTTGGATTTTGTGAGCAACGGTTTCAAAATAAGAGCAAGTGGAGATTTATTTAACGCAAATGGTGGTTCATACATCTACATGGCTTTCGCAGAATCACCCTTTGTAAATTCTAATGGAATACCAAATAACGCAAGATAAAATTAATTAAGGAGAAATATGCCCTATATAGGAAAACAACCAACAGTCGGAAACTTCCAAGTTTGTGATGCTATATCCGTGGTAAACGGGCAAGCAGCATACACTATGCAAGTTGGCGGCTCAAATGTAGAGCCAGAAAATGCTAATCATATGTTAGTTAGTTTAAATGGTGTATTACAAAAACCAGGTAGTTCTTTTACTATCTCAGGTTCAACAATAACTTTTGCTAGTAATTTAGCAACAGGTGATGTTATAGACTTTATCACTTTATTAGGAGATACTTTAAATACAGGTGCTCCCTCAGATGACACTGTAACAGCTGCTAAATTAAACAATGATATTATTTCAGGGCAGACAGCTTTAACATCTGCTCCTGATGATACTGACGAATTTCTTGTGTCAGATGCAGGTGTTCTTAAAAGAATTGATTATAGTTATATAAAAGACAGCGGTGCAACTCATATTAAATTAATAACAACAACTGTGTCTGGCTCATCAGTTTCTTCAATAGATTTTGACAGCACTTATATAACATCTACTTATACAAATTATATGTTAGTTTTTAATTTATTTCCTGTTGTTGATAATGGAACACCTTTAGTTAGATTTTCAACATCAGGTACTTTTGCAACAGGGTCATCAGATTATGGTCATGCTTTTTATGGAGATGGTGGAACAGATGAAAATGATAATAGCAGATCAAGTATTGAAATGGGTGGTGGTGTAGGAAATGCAACAGGAGAAGTAGCTAGTGGTCATGCTTTAATTATGGGAATCGCAACTGATACTATGTTTACAACAATGGTTCATAATACTTCTAATAAAACAACTTCTTCCTTACATGGATATAGAGTAGGTGGTGGTTCAAGAAACACTAGAGCCGCAAATGATGGCATAAGAATTTTTTTTGATAATGGAAATATAAATGTTGGAAGCAAAGTAACTTTATATGGTATAACACAGTAGGAATTATTATGGCAGATAGATATAAACTTTTAAATGGTGAGAGAATCAAACTCACATCTGAAGAAAACGCACAAAGAGATGCTGAAGAGAAAGCATGGGCAGATGGTGCTTTTGATAGAGCTATTGCTGATTTAAGATTTAAAAGAACTAAATTATTACAAGAAACAGATTGGATGGCTAACTCTGATGTAACTATGAGTGATGATTGGAAAACTTATAGGCAACAATTAAGAGATCTTCCATCAGGATTAGATACACTTGAAAAAGTAGAGGAAAAAAATTTTCCAACTAAACCATCGGAGTAACCCATGTCAATCAATGTATGCAATGACAGATCCATGGCATCCATTACCAGTCTCCCTTCAGGGGTCTCTGGTAGTAGCTTAGTGTTGATATCTACAGTAACAGCTAGTAGTAGTGCTACAGTAGAATTTACAAGCGGTATAGATTCTACATACAAAGAGTATCAAGTCCATTGTATAAACTGTCACCCAGCAACGAATGATGTAAATTTACTATTTAACGGAAGTGCAGATAGCGGTTCAAACTATAACGTAACTAAAACAACCACTTTTTTTGCTGCAAGACATAGGGAAGGTGATAGTGCAACAAATCTTGAATATGTTGCGAATAGAGATTTAGCACAAAGCACATCTGGACATAAATTAAATTATGATATAGGAAATTTAAATGATGAAGATGTTTGTGGAATTTTACATTTATTTGATCCATCGTCTACAACTTTTGTAAAACACTTTGTGTCAAGATTTATCGGAAATGGACAAGCAGAGGATTGTCAAGATAGTTATACTGCTGGTTATTTTAACACAACAAGTGCTATTAATGCAGTGCAGTTTGCTATGTCATCAGGAAATATAGATTCAGGAACATTTAAACTATATGGAGTTGTATAATGTCAATTGTAACTTATAACAACAGAAGTATTAGAAATATCTCAGCTATACCTGGGGCAGCTAAATCATTAACACATATTAAAACTGTAACTGCCTCTGGTCAAAGTGATGTTACTTTTGTTAATGGAACATCTGATGTTGTTTTAGATTCTACATATCCTATTTATATATTTAAATTAATAAATGTACATGGTGCAGCTAATGATGAAAAATTTTATGTAAATTTTAGAGATGGTGGTAGTTCTTATGATGCTAATAAAACAGCCACTAATATTAGAGCTTTTCATTTTGAGTCTGATAGTGCAAATGGGTTTGCTTATCAAGATAGTTTAGATATAGCAAATAGTACTGGTAATCATATAATAGGTCAAGAAATAGGAACCGCTAATGATTCTAGTGGCTGTGGAGAATTAATTTTATTTAATCCTAGCAGCACCACCTTCGTTAAACATTTTATAACTCATTTTCATCATCACTATCAAGATGGTGCACCAGGAATTGTTGACAATTGGACAGGTGGTTATTGTAACACCACCACAGCTATTGATGGAGTTCAATTTAAATTTAACGCTGCTAATATAGATTCTGGCACATTTAAACTCTACGGATTAAAGGATTCATAATGAGCATAGTCACACTTAATGACAGAGCAGTAAGATCGGTTACAGCATTTGGGTCTTTAGATACTGGATCTATGGTGTTTATTAATAAGATAACAGCTTCTAGTTCTGCAACTATAGATTTTACTAGCGGTATAGATAGCACTTACAAAGAATATGTGTTTACTTTTAAAGATATACATCCACAAACAGATGCAGCAAGTTTAGTATTTCAAGCTGACACAGGCACTAATACAAACTATAACCAAACTATGACCACTACAATGTTTAGATCATATCATAGTGAAGATGGATCACAGTCTGGTTTAGACTATATTACAACATCTGGTGAAGACCAAGCACAAGGCACATCTTTTCAAAAATTAATTCATGGTTCAGCTATTGGTAATGACAATGATCAATCAGGAGTAGGTATACTTCAAGTTTTTAATCCAAGTAGTACAACTTTTGTAAAACATTTTATATCAAGAACTAACGCAGTTCACCAATCAGATATTACTATGGATATGTATGTTGCTGGATATTTTAATACTACTTCAGCTTTAACAAGATTTAGATTTAAAATGGATAGCGGAAATATGGATTCAGGAGATATTTGCTTATACGGAATTTTATAATAAGGAGAAATAATGCCAAGATATCATAATATAAATGGTAACATAGTACAATTTACAGCTGAAGAAGAAGCAGCTAGAGATGCTGAAGAGAAAGCATGGGCAGATGGTGCTCTAGGAAGAGCACAAGCTAACCTTAGATCTAGAAGAAATCAACTGCTAGCTGAAACTGATTTTTATGCTTTGTCTGATGTTACAATGTCTGATGACATGGAAGCATATAGACAAGAACTTAGAGATTTTCCAGCAGATAAAGATACTGTTGAAAAATGTGAAAACGCTGTGTGGCCTACTAAACCTGAGTAATGGCTCGGAAGTTCAAAGCATACGTTGAAAGACCAAAGCCAAAGAAAAGACCACGAGTACATAAAAAAAATAAAAATAAACAAGAAAAGCGTATGCAAAAAAAATATAATAGACAAGGGAGATAATGTCAACTACTACTAAAACTAAAACTGTAACATCACCTAGTAATATACAATTACAAAAAGGTGCATTAACAGCTGTACAAAAAGAACAAACTGGTAGTCAAAAAGCAACTGCATTAATAGAAAGTTTAGCTGCAGGTAAACCTAGTCTACCTACAGGTACAACTTTAAATCCACAGTTACAGAACGTACAAAGTCAAGAGTTGATGACTACTTCTGGTGTAACTGGACAAGTTACTGCTGCGACACCTACCACTGCTGCTGCTCCAACTATAGCAGGACCAACTGCTGGTTTAGCTGGAACACAAGCTGGGGTTGTTGCACCAGGTACTGCACAAACTATGACTGCAGCTACTGTTGCTGGTGCTACACCTACAGTTACAGCTGCACAACAAACTGGATTAACACAAGCTGCACAGGCTGCAACAGGAACTATAACAGCTGATGCAACTGTAAAAGGACAACTTGGAACTTTACAAAAAGAAGTTGAAACAGCATTAGCATCAGGTAATCCATTACCTGTATGGGCTAGAGGTGCTGCAAAAGCTACTGAAGCTGCATTAGCAAATAGAGGATTAAGTGCTAGTT